GCTGGTCATCTGCGAGCTTGAGCGGATCCTTGGCGGTGATGGTGACAACGCCAGCGTTGTCCGGGCCGTCGATCTTGTCGACGACATATGTGCGCTTGTCAAAGTTCGCCGGGATGGCGACACCATCAACGAGGTATCCGGTGTAGACGTCGATGGTCCGGTTCTGATAATACGGGTTCCGCGCCAGCCACTTGCCCCAATAGGTCCCTTGAGACATCACGATGCTCTTGTACGAGCGCGCGTCCCAGTAAGGGTCAACGTCGCGGTCAGCCCAGGCATGGTCCTGAAAGCGAATGGTGCAAGTGGCTCGCACTCCCAGACTCTTTCCTGGATCGATCTTGCTCGGGGCAAGCGAAACCGAAAGGACAGACGGTATAGACGTCGGCCATGTCGCATCCACAGGAGGCGGAAAGGTCCGATTGCTGAAGATGTGGTGGATCACAGATGAAGCGAAATGGGCAGGGTCCTGACAGGTCTTTCGTGTGTTGTAGCACTTGTCCGCTCCCGTCGTGGGGACCGCTGCCGTGCAAGGGCTTGTCCCGTAGACACGAGTGCATCGTGGAACCTGGAGGTCCACCACGATGCACACATCGCGTCCTAAGGTCTTCTTAAGAACAGCGTAGGTCATTCGGTGTTGCCTACAAAGGGGAGCCCCGCCGACATGAATCCTGCTCCGGGGAGGGTATTCTGGCAAGCCGGGATAGCCCCATCAGACCAGCAGAAGGTGGTTTCGGCTGGCCATGCGTCATGATTCCATTGGAGGAAGAACGGCCCAGGAGTCTCAGCATGGAGGATGAACGGCAGCCACGAGTTGCGGACCCATGCCTGAGAGAGCATGTCCATCGAGATGTTGCTCTTGATGCCCTTGCGAATCATAGTCCGACCGAGGAAGACTCCGTTCTGGCTGACCGAATTGGTCACCACCGTATTCCTTGCCACAATGGGAGGGGCGAACCCAACAAAGAAACCCCGTTCGAAGACGAGTGCCTTGCCGACGGCCATCACGCCAATGAATGGCTTGGTTGAGCCGTCCCCAGCCTCTACCAGGACTCGGAAATACCGCTTGGTGACGGCAGTGAACCTGAAGAAGTAGGGGCGGGACGCTGAGAGCGTGAAGACCCCCAGGCTGGTCCAGGAAGAATTGTCCGGCGAGTGCTGGAGTTCGATGGTGCCGTTGTGTTTCCACAGGTCTTGCGCGTAGATGGCGAAGTAGTCGAACTCTACCGGATTGCCGAAGTCCGCCTTGAGCCATGCCCCAGTCGCGCTGGACGGCTCCCAGAACGTCGCGGGATTCCAATCATACGCATTCTCTTTCGGGTACAAGGCTTCGTCCCCCGACGACGTAATGGTGGCAGCCAGGAAGAGATTCTCATACCCAATTAGCGGTTTGAGCGGATCGCCAGGAGGAGATATGATCATGCGGTGGCCAACCTCGTTCCGTCTTGGAGCTGCTGATTGATGAGAGCCATGAGCTTTCGAACACCAGAGGAGTCCATGATAACATCGTTGGGGACAATGACATTGAGCGAAGGGATTTGCGTGCTATTGGCTGCGATCTGGGCCGTCGGAGGTGGCACCGCTGCCGCGCCCCCAGCCCCACTCACACCACCTCCCCCACCGAAATTCGTGCTGGCAATGGCGCTGATCTGGACCGCGCCAGCCGCGATGACGCTGGCCATGCACAGAAGATTGTACGGATAGGGATTGTTCAATGCCTTTGCGGCACCGGCAGCGACGTCGCAGATCGCTCCAGCGAGCGCGGCTGCCTTACCGACTTCGAACATAGCGCGTGAATGCGTGTTCATGAGCTGACCAATGCCCTTGAGCTGAGTGCTTACCATGGAAGCCTTCTCGTCCCAAGTCATCTTGTCGAATTTGAGTTGCTTCTCTTCGTTGGTCATGTGGATGTTGGCCAGCCGGACCTCATGCTCGGACTTGAGATTCTCCAAGATTGCGTCCTGGCTGGCTTGGTCCGTCTGCTCCTTGGCAAAGACATCTTTGGCGTCAGCGATCTCTTGCTGATAATTCTCGTTCTCCTGAAGGCGCTCTTGGTTGAGCTGGGCTTGCTGTTTTTCCAACCAGAGTTTCCCTTGGAGTTCCTTGATCTTATTGGCGTTGCTTTCGCCTCCTTCTCCTCCAGCGCCTCCCCCAGCTACGGCAGCAATCTTTTCTGCGAGCGGCTGAATGGTGAGTTGAGCGTTCTGGACCCAGCCCTTCAACCAAGTGCTGTTCCAGGGCTCCTCGGCAGCCTTGCGGATGTCCAGAAGTGTCTGATCCAGGTCCTTGGCGTCCGCTTCTGCGTTGGACAAGAATTTGTCCGTCATGGCATTCTTGCCAGTGACGTCCCTCATCTCGTCCCACGCTTGCGCTACATCCCCCGCTGCCTTGACGGCTTGAGTCTTTGCCTGCGCGAGATCTTTGGCGGAGTTTGTGGCCAGGGTGCTGACAGCGTTATAGCAGGAGTATCCTGCTGTCCGGAACATGTCGCTTCCCTTGACACCTGCCGCTGCCAAGGCGTCCCCAAGGAACGTCATCATGTCGCCAGTCTTTTGGATGACCCAAGACACTACTGAGGCTACGACGTCCTTGCACTCGTACCATCCCACCTTGAGCGCTGCCCAAGTGACTCCAGCGACGGCCGAAATCAATGCCCAAGACTTCTTGAAATCGTCTACCATGTAGGCAATGCCGAATGCGATGGCTGCCCCCAGCACGTTGAACCCGATCTTGATGGTGTCCCACACGACTTCCAGTCCGCGAAAGACTCGAACGAGCATCTGCCACTCGTCCATGAGCCCGCCAGTGACCGTGAGCATGAAGTTGAACAAGGGGAGAACGACTTGCTGCATCCCACCCATCTCGTCCACCCATTGATTGAACGCGTCCACCGCCCCCTTGAGCGGGCCGGCGAGCATGATGGCGAGCTGGTTCCCGACGCCCTCAACCGCATGGTCCACGTCCTCCATGGACTTCTCGAAGAGCTGCACCTTGGCGGAGTCCACCCGGTTGACCGAGACGCCGAACGCGTCCATCTGCTTCTGGGCTTCGTCGATGGTGGTCACACTCTGCGCGAACAGGTTCATCATCGTCAGGCCGCCACGACCAAAGATTTCCATTGCGACCTTGGCCTTCTCAGCCTGGGACCCGAGCCCGTTGATGGCATCGGCAATCTTCTGGAACGATTCGTCAGGACGCATGGCTGCGAGGTCTTTGGCATTGATGCCTAGCTCGTGAAAACCTTTCTGTGCTGCCTCCGTCTTAGTCGCAGCGTTGCCAATGGCCCGCTCCATGCGCGTGATGCCGCTGGTCAGGGACTCGAAGCTGACACCGTTCTCTTCTGCTGCCGCCTTCAGCCCTGAGAGCTTCTCAGTCGCAATCCCCAAGCGATCGCTCATATTGGCCATGGACACAATGCTATCCATGCTGCCCTTGATGAAGCTCTTGAAAGCCTCCACGCTGAGCGTGATGCCTACTGCCCCAGCCAACGCAAGAGCAGCTCCCTTGACCTGATTGAACCCTCCTTGGACGGAGTTCAGCGTAGTCTGCATCGCGTCCGCTGCCCGCTTGGTTTCCTGGGCAGCCGTATTCAGGCTGGCCTCCAAGCCCGTGATGTCGGCGGTGAGCCTGAGGACTAGTTGTTCGAGATCAGAATCACCCACGGGCTTCCTTCCTTAGCTGTTCGTCAAGCTGTTCCCTGAGAGTCCCCACATCCTCCTCGCCTAGACCACCTGATTTCATGCGCTCCTTTCGCTTTCCGTACCTCCATGACCAGCATGTCCACCACTCCTGGGGCGAGAGTGCCCAAGCATCATCGGGGGAGAAACCCCACTCCAGCTCGGCGACTACGACGTAGCCAAGCCAATCGGTCACGGTGGGGGCACGACGCCCCCTTCGGCTTTTGGGGGAACGTCCTGCTGTTCGTCACTTCCAGCCTTGAGAGCGCTGGTGAAGACGGTCATCAGGGCAGGCAAGGGAGTCAGATAGCCATTCTCGACCAAGAGGTCGCCGGCTTCCTGTTCGCTGAGCTTCTCCCCTGCCGCTTGGGCCATGCACGAGAGAAGAATGGCGATGTCCCTGACCTTGATGTCCTTCTCCTGACCACGACTGGCCAGGAGAAGAACAGAGTGCCCAAGGGCCTCTTCGATGGCACAGAGTGACGAGTACGAAGATTTGACACGAACCATGCGGGAACCGATTTTGATCTCGGCCTCCCCGCGTGCTTTGAGCGGTGTGCTCATGAGAAACTCCTAGGACGGGTGTGGATGGACGGAATCAGGTGTTCACGTAGGTGATGTCCCCGGCGCTGGACAGCTTGAAGGAGTAGGTGATCTCCTTCTGGTACTCGCCGGCCTTGTCGAAGGACGCGACCAAGAAAGCACCGGTCGCGGTGTTCCCCAGGCTGTCCGTCATCCGGAAGTTCTTGATGTTGCCGACCTGGGCATATCCCACCATCTGCTTGACGGTGGCGTCGTCCGAGAAGACACCGGCAGCGGTGACCTCCAGGGTGCGTTCGCCGCCTTCGATGAGCTTGCGGAAGGTGGTCCCGTCTTTGTTGGTCACGTCGATGGCTGCGGTCGCCCCTGCCTGTGACAACGTCCGGCACGCTGCGAGCGTGACGTAGGTGTTAGGCACCGTCGCACTCTCGATCTGCAGGAGGAAGGTTTTGCCGACTGGGAATGTCATGTCATGTCTCCATGGTTTGGATGTGGAACTTGAGAACACCATGAAGCGTCTGCCCGTCTGGGTCGCGCATCACGGTCTGGAAAGAAAGCCGACAGACGTAGCATACACCTGAAGGAAGCTTGAGTTGCTGGCCATGAATCATCGAGCAGACGGCTGCCTGGATTTTCATAACCTCTTCGTTGCTGCGCTGACGAGACCATGCGTGGATGGTGATTTCTCCGTCGTAGCCCTCTGCCGTCTTGCATCCGCCATCCCCCCAGGTGTGCTCGCCGATATGGACGAACGGGAACACGAGCGTGCCCAACTCTTGAGGCACGTAGTCGTAGACTCGCTTGTCGATCAGCGACGTGAGCACCGTGTCCTTCGTGAAGAGTCCGAAGAGCGCCTTCTGCACGTCTAGGGGGATGCGGCTGGCGGACATGTGTCTAGTTCGGGTTCGAGGTGAACTCGACCACCATGATGGTGATGTCCGTCTGGACGCTGGTCGTGAGGTTGACCGCGCCGGAAGCGTCGTTGTAGATGCTCGGAGGGAACGGCCCGATGAGCTTCTCAGCCCCGCCAGCCACCGCGATAATCCGGTCCGTGACGGTGAGCCCATCAGGAGTGGACGCGGTGCTTCCGGTGGGCAAGGCATCGATGGTGACGTTGAGGGAGGGCGAACCAGCATTCTTGACCAGGAGGAACTGCTTTCCGTTATTCTGGAAGGTGTTCCCCGAAGCCGAAGGGAGCGTGCCTGCGACGAGCAGTCCCGTGTTGACGATGGGTGAGGGGGCGGGGAGTGCGACTGCGGTCATATGAGTCTCCTTCTGGGAGGGTTAGGGTTCGTTCCAAGCGTGCTTGAGTTCTTCGAGCGCCGAGGGGCGATACTTGTGGTAAGCGGGACTGAGGAAGGGGCGAGCAGCCATATGAAGCGTGCCGAATTCCAGGGCGGGAGCGTAGTCAGCCTTCGCAATGACGCAGACTTCGCTTTTGCCCTTGTCCATGGTGATTTGAATGTGGCTGGCGAGATATCCGGTGTCACTGGCGGGGGCCTCACCGGGGGCAGAAGCCTGATGCACGACGGAGCCATGCTTAGTGACTACTCCGCTCTTGTCCCCGCTGAGGATAGACACAACGGCCTCGCGCTGGATGTTGATTGCCAGACGAGCCATGGCTGCGAAGACTGCCTTCTTGGCGCGGTCATTGAGGCGGTCGAATGCGCTCATGTCGCGACCCCCTCTTCGCAGGTGATCAGCATGTAAGCACCTCGCTCCTCGATATTGTGCATATCGCGAACATTGAAGATGTGGCCTTCTGGGGTGATGAGCCGATGCGCGGCATCCAATCGCTTGTCCCAGCGAGCGGTGATGTTGATGGTGCAATGGGATTGGACGCGTTGAGCATTGATCTGCTCCCCGCCCCCACCATACTTCACGTCCCCCCAGATCTTCCAAGCTTCATCGACCCAAGTGGGCACCTGCCCACCCGAGTCGTTTGACACCATCACGCATCGCTGCACCCTGAAGGGAGTGCGGAAACGCGAAGGGATGCACTTGGGGGAACGCGAAGCAACGGCCATCAATAGGTCCTCTCACGATCGTCGCGGATGGCGCGCGTCCCAGGGCGCATGACCATGAACTGCCGAAGGAAGGAGTAAGCACCGGATTCGTGGACTGCCACGTCGTCCGCCTCGCCCCGATTGGCATATAGATGGGCGATTAGCATCAGGATGGCCACCCGGATTTCTGCGGGGACTGCCCCGTTCTCGTATCCGGCTTTGAACAAGATTTCCACCGCATCCGCGCGCCGAAGGTTGACGGGCCAGATGGCCCCGATGTTCAGGCAAACTCGTCCAGGGATGTTAGGGTCGGCCTTCTCCAGGAAGTAGTTCGTTGACGCGAACACGAGCCGAGTGTTGGTTAGGTCGTACGAGGCCACCTCAGTGACCGAAATCGTAGGAGCCATGGCCAGATCGATCGCGCGCCTCTGGTAGCTGGCCAGAGCACCGTCCACTTCGCCGTCCCACCAGGGCATCCGCATCCCAGGGAACGCGTCCAGCGCGAGCACGACATCTTGCTTGGGGATGGCTCGCCGCGTCAGACGTTCGAAGAGGGAACGGGCAGCCGTGATGAGCGTGACGATGTAGACATCGTCTTCCGCATGGGTGACGCGCAAGTGGCTCTTGACTTCGGCCAGGGTGACGGGTTCCAGGGAGCCAGCGACCAAGGCTGTCGTGATGCGTTCGATGGACATGGATTACTTCTTGATCTTGAGGGGCTTCGCGGGCTTGGAGGGGACGGCAGGGACCGGAGGCTGTTCGGCTTTGGTCTCGACCGCTGCGGGCTTGGTCACCTGGGCCTTGAGCTCGATGGCCGCATGCTCCTGGAGGAGCACTCGCGCCGCATCGGCATTGGTCTCGATGACTTCGTCCTTCTTCAGACAGGATTCGTGAATCCCATCAAGGTAGATTTCGTGGTCCCGAGTCATACGGAGTTGCACGGTGGACTCCTTGTGAAAGGGTGGAAGACCGCCCACCTTCGCCGAAGGGCCGACGAAGGTGGGGGTGAACTGCTTCGGTATGAGACCGGTGAGCACTAGACCACGGGGGCCAGATTCGGATGGCCCTGGATAGCGACCACCGCGACCTGCACCGAGGTGCCGGACACGTAGGTGATGGTCGCGCGGACCCATTTCTTGCTGCCCTTGTATCCGACGCGCTGGACCGTGTTGGTCAGCACCGGAGCTGCGGCGAGCGCGGTCGCGCCGCCCCAGTCCATGTCGGCGGCGGCGACGTCGGTGTAGCTGCCGTCGGTGTCGGTGTCGCACTCTTCCAGCTTGAGGGTGACGAGCCCGGCCGCGACGATGGCGCCGGCGATGAACAGCAGCACGAGGCTGTCATAGCCTGTGGTGTCCACGCCGATGCTGTGCGTATGGGTCGCGCTGATGACCGTCGGGGTCAGGAGCAGCGTGTCCTTGATGTTGGGTTTGAGGGAACGAGTGACAGCCATGATTGGCTCCTTGGTGATTGGTTGGATGAAGAGAAAGAACGCATGAAAAGCTAAGGGGCTGCCCGCCCGTCCGCCACCGATCCCGTCCTAGGAATCCCAGTAAGCGGACAGCCCCCCAGCAAGAAGCTAGGACGCCGTTCCCTTGAGGATCTTGATGGCCTCCTGGTTCCGCACCTGCCCGCCCGTCCGCTTCGTGGTGTAGAAGAGAACGTAGGGTTTCGAGGTGTAGGGGTCGCGGAGGACGCGGATGCCGATGCGGTCGACGATCTGGTAGGCTTCCTGCCAGTCAGCGAACGCCAGACAGAGGGCACCGCTGCCGATGTCCGGCATGTCGGCGAACTCTTCGTAGGGATAGCCCATGATGCGATCGGGCTGGCCGAGTTGCAGACTGGGCTCCCACAGATAGCGACCGTAGTTGTCCTTGAGAGTGCTGAGGTAGCCAACGGTCGCACGATTGCACACGAAGGTAGCCTTCATGCGATACTGCTTCTTCAGCTTGGCCACGAGGCGCTTCATGCTGCCGAAGTCCATGTAGTACGTCGCGACCGCGCCGTCCACCTGTTCGACATAGCCTTGCTCGGTATTGATGGTCGCCGAGTGAGGATAGGTCAGGAATCCGCGGGGCTGATTGTTGCCGTCCCCGCTGACGAAGGCGGTGTTCTCGATGCGCGCGAGCTTGTCGGCCACCTTCTTGGCCAGCCAAGCCTCCACGTCCACCGAGCTGTCGTCGAGCATCTTCTGCGAAGCTGCGGGCATCGCGTAGAGCTCGAACACCGGATTCCGGTATTTCCCCCACTTGGGATTGGCCGAACCGGAGCGAGCGCCGGTCTCACCGACCCAGCCGCCAGCCGCTTCGTCCTGGTCGATCAGGCCTTCCAGGGCATCGGAGCTGATGGACTGGACTTCGCACAGAGGGCGCATGGGACTGGTTTCCCAGATGCGCTCGACCACGCGACCGGACATGTCCGCGGTGACGGTGTAGCCACCGTCGCTATCGGAAACGACCGCCATGGACTTCTTCTCCCAGGAGAACTCCTGCTTGTTCCCCTGGCTGCCGTCGCCCTTGCGGAGGAACTTGCGGTAGGCTGCCTTGACCTCGACTTCATCCTCGGGCGTGTCGCCCTTGGTTCCGCCGACGTTGCGGGCGAGCCGGTCGATGGCCGCGTTGAGGCGTTCCATCTCCTTCTTCTGGTCCTGGAGCTTGGTGATGTCGTCGAAGACCTTGGTCATCTTGGTCTGGATCTCGCCGACCCCGAGCCCCTTGACAGCCAGGGCGATCTTCTCGTCGGTGGCCTTGTGGTGCTCGTTGACCGTGCTGGCTAGCGTGTCGATGAGAGTTTTGACTTCCGTGAGTTCCATGATGTCATGCTCCTTTCAGGAGTGTGTTGGCGTTGATGAGAGCTTCGGAAAGCTCCTTGAGGTCCTTGGCAGCCTTCTCTTCAGCGTCCCGCTGAGTGAGAAGCCCGTCGCGTAGCTTGGCGATGAAGCCCTTCGCCTCGCTGTCAGAAAAGCCTCCTGCATCCCGCAGGATCTCTTCCGCCTCGCGGATCGTGATGATTTCTTTGTCTTGAAGCGCAGACTTGACGCTGAGAATCAATGCCTTCGCGTTCATAGGGTAGGGCACGGGGCTGATCTCGCGCAGATCCACCGCCGTGAGCCTCCTCGCAGTCTTCTTGTCAGACTGCTCATACTTGTGTTCCTTGGTGACGAACCCGATGCTGAGCCCCTTCGGGCCATTGCCCTTGAGCATACGGTAGGTCTGTTCGGCCTTGGGAATGCCCTGGTCCACCCAGATCTTTCCTGTGGCCCTGAGCCCTTTCTCATCGGTGGTGACGTGCTCCCAATCCCCCACGGGCTCGTTAGGGTCATGGTTGAAGAACATGTGAGGCACCGTGCCCGCTTTCTTGTGCTCCTTGAGAGTTCCCTCGAAGCACTTCGGGTCCAGGATGTCCCCACCCTTGTCCAGATTGTCGAAAGCGCCTCCATAACCGACGACCGACCCCTTTGTCCCGTCGTCGAGCTTGAGCTCCAGCATTGGCACTATGATGCGCTTGAGTTCCATGTTCATTGCTCCTGTAGGGCGAAGAAGGCGGCGAAGTCCATGGAGCGATCCTTATGGCGCGTTCGCCAGATCAGCGGACTCGGTATAGACGATCCTGACGCGAACCGTGCCCGCCGTGGCGTTGGTGTTGCCCAGGGCCGCGCCGGTCGTTTCGCAGATGCACACGTCCAGGGTCAGCGGAGCGGCCAGTGGCGTCACCGTTCCACCAAGGAAGCCGTTGGTAATCTTGCTGTTCTTCACCAAGTCAGCCGCAAGTCCGTAGCTTGATGGCGTTGTGCCGTTCAGCCCGAGGCCGACCTTGACCGATGTTCCGCCGGCTGTGATGGTGCTTTGGATG